TTTTCGATTCTGCTCACCTCATCGGCAAGGCTTGCCATAAGCTGTGTAAACTCTTCTTCCGTGCCTGTATAGCCTCCTGCCACCGCATAGGCGTATGCAGTTACCATACCTAAATCTTTTGTTACCATTTACGCTACCTCCAAAATTAAATGACCGTTCACTAATTCAAAGTCTATTTGGTCTACGTTGCTTGTGCGTTCATATATCAGATGCCCGTTATCGTCTATATGAAATTCCATATACCCTGCATCACTTGCCGCCTGTTCTGCCTTGTCTGCCCATTCTTCTGCGCTTTCAGCCGATGCACTTGCATCTTCTGCGTACCCCCTCGCCTCTTCTTTAGCCGTTTCTGCTCTGTTTGCATCTTCTTTAACCGATGCGACAAATTGCTCATACTCGGACGGTGTCAGCGGTTCGGAATGTCCTTCTCCCAGCTTCGCGTTGAACTTATTACAGAACGCCGTGATCGGTGCCGTTGTCAGCCTTGCGGTCAGGACGTCCCCCTCCGCGATCGAGCCGACAAGGTTCACAAAAACCTCGCCTTTCCTTGTCAGGACCTCGTGCGGGACCTCGCAGATTCCCTCTGTATCGAGCACGGCTGGAATAGGCTTCACGAAGTCATTCCACCAAACCGCAGACACGGAATCGAATCCACTCCAATTCTCACCGAGGTCGAAATGTGCCTCAACATAGCTGACCGTTTTCGTCGCAAATACATTCGGGCCGCCTGTTTTCCTGAGACATTGCTGATTCGCTTCAAACGTGATTGTTCTATTTTCCACTTGCGTCCCTCCTTAGTCTTTTTCGAGGTTCTTGATTCTCGCCTCGTGGTCAACGACCTGATCTCTGATTTTGTCGATTTCCTTGCCGTGCTCCGTGATTCTGTTGTCCAGCTTATTGACCGACTCGCGGAAATTATCAATGCTGACCTTCAACTCCGTGATATTGGTATTCAGGTCAAGTATCGGCTTGAGCACCACGAGAAGTGCCGCAATGAAGCCCAAGATCGCCATTATCATTCCGTCTTTCATGCTTCATCACCTCACTTTGCTCTGTACACAACTACACTCTGCTTGCCGGCCTTGCTCAGCCTCGATTTGAGCGTGTGGGTTATCTTTGGCCACCATCCGTTTAGCGATGCCTCAAGGACGAGACCGCTGTGAGCTATAGCCCAATGCGGATTGCCGTTTTTCCAATTGATCGAAATAATGTCGCCGTCCTGTATGGTCTTGGCTGTGACCTTGACGCGCTTGAACTTGTCCGATTTATCGAAATAACTGCGGCCAAGCCCTCTCGGTGCTTTCTTATCGATGCCGGCGTCTCGGATGCAAGTCGCTCCATATACATCACAGGACGCACCGACACGAGCTGACGGATGCCAATGGCGAACCTTGCCGAAATTCCTGTCGAGCGCTCTCGCGTAGATCGGCTTTGGCTTGCCCTTTGGATATGGTGCATATTTGCGTATGCTGCTGCTCCAACGCCAGGCGAATTTCCAAGCCCTATCGGCGAGCTTTGTGGCGTTCGTCTTTTCAACAATCCACATCTGCGGAAGTGCGCCCTTGATTGACTTCTCATAACAGAACCATCCCGAGTGGTTCCTGTCTCCGCTGTCCTTGATGTAAAACCAATGCTTTCCGTCCTTGACCTTATACGCGGTAAAGGCCACATAATGACCGCTTGCCGTCCAGTAGGTCCCGTCCGGTGTTCTGCTGTTGTCGACCAGGAGGACGCCGATTCTGTCACCCTTGTCCAGCTCCTTCCACGCCTTCGACATCGGGTCATCGCGCTGGATCCACACGACGCGCTTGTGTCCGATGTGTTCAAGAGTCGCCTTGATGCCGCTCCAAGTCGTTCCGTGGCCAGCCTCAGCAAAGCCTCGTTTTACCATCCAAGAGCGAAGTGTGGCCGGCGTCCAATCGCGTTTCGACGGCTGTTCGATTGCTACATGAACACACGCGCAACATCCGCAGCCGTTGCCACCAAAGGACGAGTTTTTCGTCGGATATGCCAGCTTCGCATACTTGGAACTTGTCTGTTTGAATATGATGTTATTCATCGTCCTCGTCCTCTTCGTCATAGAATCTGTCGCCGATATAGTCCATTTTCTTTTCGGCTTTCAGCTGTCTTGTGATGCCTGTACCCTCGCAAGCCTCCTCGGTGAAGTCGTTGTTAAAGTAGGTCGTCAGAGCGTCCACAATGAGGCCCGAAACCACGATGATCACCGCACAAAGCGCCACAAGCCACGGAGTGTTGAGCTGTTCGCTCAGCTTGGCGATTGATACCTCCCACATACAAAAAGCCGTGTAAATTGAAAAGACGACCCTCAGAGCTGTCCTCAGTTTTGTTCCCTTATTCATTTGTTCCTCCTTACTCGTTAGCCATATAAAGCACATAAGCGTAGAATCTGAACTTCGCTTGTCCGGAGGCTCTGTTTCTTACGGATGCGACAACATTCGATCCGTCAAGCCTCACCCTATAAACATTAACGTATGAGTAGTTTGAGCCGGATCCTGTCGAAGGGTCAGCCAGCGCCCACCCTACAACACCGAGCGGCACATAGCCCAAAAGAGATGCGTCCATTCCCCAGCCGCTTGTCTTGAGTGCATCAGCTGCAAGTGTCACATCGTCGCTTATAACGCTCTGGACAAAGAATTTGCTTGCAAGCCGGTCAGCCGTGTTCCCGCCTGAGCCGATGCCTAACGCCTCCGCAAGCGTGACGGACAGATCTCCGAGCTCCATAGATTCATATCTATCCTCGAGCACGTTCCACACCGTCTTAACGATCTTGAAGCGTGACTCGGTCTGATAGTCAGGGAATACGACCCGGACCGTATCACATAGCTTGCACTCGTACAGATTGTCGAGCCATTCAAAGCCCATGTCCTGGAGCCTTACAAACTCAACATGGATATTCTGCTTTGGAACCATCGGGTTCTGCTGGTTCATCAGCTGGAGACCCATAGCCTCGACCTGAGCCTTTGTCGGCTTGTTCTCGAACTTATCAGAGACATCAAGCGGCACACATTCATCGCGTCCCGTTACTGTCACGCCCGATGCGGTCTGAACGGAGCCGACTACCTTGTTGGTTCCGTCCGTCCAATACGGAATACACTTGTAATATGTTCCGCTTGTGTCGAGCTCCTCTTCATAGTCCAGCATATTTACGCCGTATCGAATTGAGAAATTCCTGTCTACGCCTCTCGCCGACCACAGCCTCACGTTGAACCTATCCCACTCGTACTCGCCGCCGTAAGCATCAAGAATGGAGCCCTCGACGCCTCCGAGCACGGATTTGACCGATTTCGGAAGTCCATCGAATACCGACGCAAAGCCGCTCGATGTCTTGTCCGTTGTGTAGCTGAATGGGTTCGCTGGTTCCGTCGTTTGAAGTGCCGTGAGCGCAGCTGTAAGCGTGTTGATGTTTGACGCTCTTACTGTGATGTAGCTCTGCCGATATGAGACGTGGACACAATGGAACGTGACCACTCCGTCTATCGGCTTTGTATAGCTCACGATGTCGAACGGCTGAATGTCGTCCGATTCTTCATGAGTCACGCCGATAATGCGTCCGACTTGAATTTCATTGTAGTGAGCGCCGTTGACAGGGTATTCAAGGTCACATTCGTATATACCGTTTCGCTCCTCTGTGACCTCGCACGAAATACAATCACGAAGTCGCCCGAGTCCGTTTGATACGAAAGCGGTCTCGTTTTTGTCATATAGAATTGGAATCATACTATCCACCACCTCGGAACGATGCTCAGAGCCGTTATTGTGTTATCGAATGTGATTGTTGTGTCGCCAGCTCCGAGCGTCGGCAGATTGGCGGGTAGCTGAATTACGTTGTTGAGCGATACCGCTGAACCGCCATTCAGCATATACGCCTCGCCTATATCAAGATCGATGTATCTGATGCCCGTCGCGGACTTAGTTGAGTCGGCGTGTATCGGGTAACATCCGACGCCCTTTTGGGTATTAGCCTTGAAGCACGTCGCTCGCTCTCTAATCTCCGCTCTAATTGTTATGTAATCATCGCCCTCATACACGACCGACAGCGCGATTTTCTCGGTGTCGTGGT